AATGGATATGTTGACAACGTTAAGCTTGCTGAAGTAGAGGTTGTTAGGAAGTCACCTCCTGCTAAACTCCATGACGTTGCAGTACCAAGTTGTCTCCATGTTGCACCATCATTTACATTTTCTACATTTTGATAGAAAAATCCACTACCTTCGTCCCACGATTGAGATACCTTATAAATGATAATTTTTTGATTTCTTTTTACATTGTTAGCATTTGCTAGTTTTAAATTTAAAAAGAAATTAGCGGTAGCTGGTACCGTTTGTGTAGTTGGTAAATCAAAATAAATTAAGGAACGCGCCGACCCAGTAGCATATGCGGTAGAACTAGTAAAGTCTACACTAGTGTTGATAACTTTACCAATTTCTAAAATTTCATCTAACCCAGCATTATTCGTTGGATATGCTTGATAAAGAGTCGTGTCCTTACTGGCAGTTAATATTTTTCTCATTGTGTTGCGTTCCCTATAATGTCAGTTTGTGGATACTTCAACTCAAATATACTTGGGTCAAGACTTGGGTAGATAACTCCGTTAATCGTGGCTTCATCAATGTCATATCGATAGTTTTGATAGTTTGCACCATCTCTAAATTGATACTTGTTGAAGATTCTAACACCACGAACCGATTGTACTCCATCTACTAACCCAATAGCATATGAGATATCAGCTAAAACAATTGGTTGGTTTATATTCCATCTATCAATATTAAAGAATTCTTGTACCGTGCCAATACTGCGTGCTAAAACATCGTTTACATTGTAGTTTCTAAGAACAGATATGTCAAATTGTACCCCAATATTAATTACGAACGCATCAAGAATGTTAACATCGTCTGTTAATAATCTAAATTGTTCTAAATATCGGGCCAAATTATCTTTTGTTACAGTATTCAGTGTTGCAAAATTACCGTTTGTATCGTACCCCAACGTGTATAAGTTGATAGAGTTGGGCTTTACTGGGTTTTCTACATATGTTCTTTCATTATTTGCTGCTAAAATTCTATTAATTTGTTCATCACGAATCGCATATGCCTTTGCAATACGGCCATATTTTGCTGGTAATGAGTATGCTCGTACTGCGTAATCTTCTGCGGTAACTGCACGATTTTGTGCGTTGAAGAACGCTAGTGCATTTTGTCGAATTTCGTCTAACGATTCACCGTCTCCACCACCAGTCGCAGGTAAATCATTTGTAATAGTTACTGTTTGCACTGCTGCGTTAAATGCACTAAGTTCAGCGGTAGAATAGTCTGTTGTATCGTTTAAGGTAATTAGCTCAGACACAACATTAATTGTATTTGATGGAGTATTACTTTCCACACCACCACCAACCAAATATGTCACAGTTAATGTTGTATTTGCTGGTGATATTCCGTATGCATTACTTGTCAAGAAATTTACATTGTTGATTGCAACGTTACCCAGCGCACTTTCAATAGTTGTCCCGTATTGAGAAGTTGCCACTTGACGAGAATCAAGAGTTAAATCTAACTCTGCGGCATCGTCTGTGCCAGAACCAAATGATAATTCCATACGGAACTCTCTATTAACTCTGGTTACAAATCTCCGCGGAACTTTCTTTAAGCGCAACTTAGCAGATGGTAATGCACCAGTTTCACTGTTTGCAGTTACTTCTACGTCACTCATAATAACGTCTTGTGCAAGATAATCGACTTCATACCACGTATTATTATCGGAATCGACCACACTTTCTATTCCAATAACATTTTCATCTGGCATCAATACCGATGTGAACTTTTGAGCCGTTCCAAAGGTAAACTGTGTGGTCTTTTCTGTTGCTGCTACGAGTTTTGCCGTCTTACTTACAATGAATGTTGATGGATTTCCACCACTAAACGTATTAACAATGTAATTTTCACTAGTGATGTCAGTAAAGTTGACATCTTCAACCAATCTAAATTGAATTGATGATTGTCCCGAGGTTGTAAACGCACTACCTCTTGCAACTTTTAGGAGATATTTTGGGTCGGGAACATATACTCCGTTTTGCAAGACCGCTGGTGCTAATTGGTATAGTGTTGCAACGACACTTGCTGGATAAATTAACTTTGGCTTATACCCCAAGAATTGTGCGATAGACACCACGTTTTCTGGTTGTTCTGCGTATGCTAATAGATTTTCCTTAAATTGGTTGTCAATATAAAATGACAATACGTCACCCACATACGACGCCATTTCAATAAACATCATACCAGGTGATGTTTCATTGAAGTCAGAGTACGTATTTGGATAATATGCCTTTGCAAACTCTATTAAGTTTTGCCGAAAGTCAGTAAATGTCTTTGAGATGTAATTAATCTGCTTGACATTCGGCCGAGGTTGTATAACTACCGGTTGATTACTTGACATTTAAAACTCCAAAGTAGGTCTATCTTATAATCTGTTTCTATTTCTAGGTGTGGTCGTACGTACTACAGAATTTGGTTCAAATGGAAACGCAACTGACGGTGCACCTAATGCTGCTGTGGATATTGCTACCTGGTCCGTCACATTTGGATTACTTCTAAATCTATATACACAATTTATATTTAAAGAATTTTCTGCATCTGATTTAGTGATTTGAAAATCCGTGAGTTCAATAAATGGTAACCAACGATCTACAGCCTCTACCACAGCCAGTCTAGCACGTTCTAATGTATCATCAGTCATTGGTTCAAACAAAATTTTCCATAAATCGCATCCTAAATCAGGATGTCCCAACCGTTCTCCTTTTTTAGTAAGAATCAAATTTTTAAAATTTGACCGTACTTGTTGGATAACGGATGTGGATTGTTCAAACATTCCTGTTTGGCCAAGCCGTAACGGAAGAGTTACACCAATGAACTTTTGTGCCATATTACTTACTCAACCCCATAGCCTTCATAACTTGGGAATAATCTTTGTTAATTGCTTGAACTGCTGGATTGTCTTCTGTCATGCCAGGAGGAACTGGCATTATTTTACCAGTTTTTGCCACAATAGTATCTCCGTTACGTTCTAATCCCATCATTTCAGCTAATTGAGAGCGTGAGAACTTTGACTTTTGTGATGGCGATGCTGTTTCTTGTAAAGTTTTTACTTCGGCAACAGCTTCTTCTAATAACTTAGGAAGAACCTTCTTTACTTCATCTTCCACAGCTTCCTTTACAAGTTCTTTGACATATGCCCGAAATAATGCTTTGTCCATATATTATCCTCTATTTGGTATTAAATCTTCCGAGAACCACATTTTCCATCGTAGATTGTTTTGTAGTTTTAAGTGATTGTCTATAGGTAAATGGATTTTCTTGTGCTTTAAGCGTTTCCTTATGTGCAGTTACCGACTCTTGTTGTCGTTTAATGTTTATACTTTCTATTCTTGTTTCAACATAATTTTTAATTTCTGCGAACGACGGCCGTTTTGGAGGAAACGCTGGAGTACTTAGTGGAAACGATGGAATCGTTGGGGCTGTAGGTAGCGAATTCGTATATATCTGAGCCGCATTTAGTGCTTTAGTTCTTGCTTCGTCCAAACTTCCACTTACAAATGTACTTGGTGGTACAATATTATCAAGCACAGATTGAAAACCTAATCTAATTTCTGCTGCCGACGCAGACGTATTTTGTAAACTGACTGCATTGTTTGGTAAAAAATTACTTGGTATTGCCATAATCAGTCATTGGTTTTTGAAGTAAAATTACTTGTACTATTAAAAGACGCTCCCTTACCTAACGAGATGTCCGCTGTCAGCTGTGCTAATGTTGTTGCCAATCTTGTAGCAGACGCCGCGGCGGTTGGTGATGGTACAAATGAAATACTTATATCTCGTAAGGCAGATACCACGTTCTTTAAAAACACAGATAACTGTCCGCCCAAAACCATTGGTTGTGTTTCGTCTTGCCCCGAACCTATAAATATCTTTTTACCCGATATTATGTAGTTTCCTGACGTTCCGTAGGATATATCGTTTGACGCCACAACAGATACCGTACGTCCTTTAATCAAAACGTCGTTATATGCCTGTAGCTTAATATCTCTATCTGTCGTCATTCTTACCGATTCTTGAGAATCTAGCGTTATCGACTTTACTGCACTAAGGTTGATTTCTGCCTTAGAAAATAGGGAAATTTCATTAATTTTACTGTTTAGGACTAATCTATCGGAGTTTATGAATATCTGTGCTCCGGTGTAAACGTTTGAATTTTGGTTTTCTGATGACCTAAGGTGGGCCGGACTATCCAACGTTGCTGCCGCAAACCCCACCTGCTCATCGGTAACCATCCAAATAGTGCTTTTATCCTTATTAATATCCTCGTAGGTTAGTCCATACGTCCCACCTACTACGGTTTCTTGCGTACCATCTCTATTAATGTCTATCGATGTAATTTTATTAGGACTCTGCCCAACAGTTAATAGTATATTTGGCTGTGGAGTGTTAGTGTTTGGATTACTAAACAGACTTGAACCAAATCTAATAATATTACCAAATCTACCTTGTACAATTAAATCACCCTCGTTCGGTCGAACCATACGAACTGTTGGGTTTTCGCTAAATTCATCACCCAAACTAAACTGTTGCTGACTTCCCCACGGTCTGTATGCGGTTCCACCTTGAGCCGCTAACTGGGCCGCATCACTCTGATTTTGACTTGGTTCGGTGGGCGAAAACCGTTGACTTAATCCAGGCCAAGAACTTTCAGTAATTTTATTGGTTGAATTAATTCTGCGAGTATAGAATAAACGACCGAGGGAATAAAATACCAATACCAGTTCATTTTTTAAGGGATATTCACGTATACTAGAATCAATCGGAGCCGCCCAGTTTAATTTTTCCTTCGGCACACCTCTATCACTGGGAATAAATCTAACTTGAACCATACCAACATTACTACCGTCTGCCGCATACTGTGAATGTAGTTCGTTTAAAATCACATCTTCTACCAAGCCATCTTGATACGGTGTTGGTTGTGTGATAGAAAACCGTGGGAACTGTGACGCTCCCAGTTGGTTGATATCAATATTGTACGATATCGGTCCAAATGATGACATTAGCTCTTCTCTGCAAACACATCATCCAAGTCCTTCACATCTTCTTGAAGTCCTTGGATTTCGACGTTGATATCCTTTAACAGTGCATTCTTTTCTTCTTCTGACAATAATCCGTCTAGAGAAGCATTAGACTTGACGCCAACCGATACGATGCGTTGGGCAATTTGTGCGACACGAACCAAGTGTTCATCGTTCTTGACATTCACTTCTAAGAATCCCTGCACAATTGGTCCAATCACAGCCGCATCTTCTGGAGTACGGATGAGTTGGACCATTTTCATAATAAACGAGTTGATTTGTGCCCGTTTACTGTCGGTATTTTTGTGAATTTCTGAGAAAATG